AATTAATAAGCATGTTTATAAAGGAAACCCAGGATCTCTTAATTCAGATTTAACTAGATGGGCTAATCAAGGAGTATTAATGTTGAATACAGCTTTAACAACTACTGTAGGAAAAAGCGGTCAGCATTATTCTATATGGCAACCTTTTATGGCTTATCTGTTTGATTATTTAACTTGGAATGTAAACGGCTTAGTTTATATTTATATGGGTAAAGAAGCTAAAGTATGGGCAGATGCTGTAAATGATAATAATTATAAGTTTTATGTTTCTCATCCCATAAGTAGTTTATATACTGAAGATAAAAAATGGGATTCTGAAGATGTTTTTAATAAAACAAATAAAATTTTACAAGAAAACTATGATACTAAAATTATTTGGTAATGACTGAAATATTTAACAAATTAACTGAAAAAGATCTTACACCAGATGCTTATTATGTCTTAAATTGCATAAAAGAAAAAGTAGTCCCTGATGATTTTGTAAATAAAAGCATACAAGTTGAAAAATTAAAAAGAACAGGTTGGATAAGTGAAAATTTGACTTTAACTAATAAAAGTCTTATCTTTATAAAAGAAATCAACAGTTTCTTTAAAAAAACCAAGAAAAAAACTTCTCAATTCTTATTAGGTCAAGATTTTACTGACAAAATGCAAGAATATGTTGAAATTTTTCCAAATAGAAAACTTTCTTCAGGTAAATATGCAAGAGTAAATATTAAAAATCTTGAAACAGGATTTAGATGGTTTTTTGAGAACTATGATTATGATTGGTCTGTTATTTTAAAGGCTGCAGAAAAATATGTTGATGAATACAGTTTAAAAAATTATGAATACATGAGAACTTCTCAATTCTTCATAAGAAAACAATGCATTGATAAAACTTTTGAGTCTGATTTAGCAAATTACTGTGAACAAATTAATAATAATCCAGATGAAGAAACATCTTATTTTAAAGAACGTATTGTATAATGAATATTAATAAAACTTTACTTTTAACTTTAATAGCCATATTAGGAACCTGGTTATCATTTTCTATTATAGATATGATGATTATATCTCTTACAATTGGTCAATACTTACTTATAGAACTTGTAGTTAGTATATTTCATTTTTTATATGTTAAAGTAAAAAAGAATAATCTTAAAAATTAATCATGGCAGAATTATTTAATGGAGCTAGGCCTCTCATGCCTGTAAGTGAAAGAGATGCTTTAAAAAAAGCTATTATAAAAATTAAAGCAAGGAGAAATGGAGATGTTAAATCTTTAAAAAGTGCTTGGCCTAAATTTAATGATGCTTTTTGTGATGGATTAGAATGGAGAACTATCACTGTAGTAGGTGCTAGACCGGGAACAGGTAAAACTTTATTTATGGAACAGTTGGTTAATGATGTCATTGAACATAACACTGACCAAGAATTTAGAGTTTTAAAGTTTCAAATGGAAATGGTTGATGAAACAAGCGGCATAAGAAAATTAAGTCTGAATACAGGTGCTGATTACAATACATTAATGAGTAAAGGTGGTAATAAAGTTGATGAAAAAATCTTTTACAAATGTGTTGATTATTATGAAAAGTCTGAAAAATCTGATTTCATTAATGTAATATATGATGCATGTACAGTAGATGAAATGTGTGCAACTATACATTATGAAATGAATAAAAATAAAAAAGAAGACGGTACATATGTAAACATGTTGATTGCAATTGATCATTCTGCATTATTTAAAGTTGCTAGAGGACAAAAAGACAAATTTGAGATGTTAAATAGCTTAGGTGAGGCTCTCACTATGATGAAAAAAAAATATCCAATTGCTTTTGTTGTGCTTAGCCAATTAAATAGAAATATTGATAATCCAGATAGACAAAGAGATGGTGAATATGGAAACTATGTATTAGATTCTGATATTTATGGTTCAGATGCTTTATTGCAACATGCTGATGTTGTTATGGGAATTAACAAACCTTCAATTAGAAAAATAAGACAGTATGGTCCAGAAAGATTTCTTATTACAGATGAGGACATATTAGTATTTCATTTTATCAAATCAAGGAATGGTACTACCAGAATAAGTTTTTTTCAATTAGACAGAAGTAATATGAGAATAATTGAAATACCAACACCGGCACAAGCCACAAAAAAAATGTCAATTTAAATATGAATAAATGAATATAAGAAAACAAAAAGAAAAAGAATTTTATGTTGAACATATGCCTATATTTAAGGTACTTAATTTAAATGATCCTTTTTTTATTATTAAAACTGCTTTTTTTCAAAAAGGTAAATTTGGTAGACATTTTCAGCTTTTTGAATCTGAATTAGAAAAAGAACAAGACATTTATATTGAGTTTTATGATAATGTAAATGATAACAATGGAGTACTTATAGATGTAACTCCTTTTACAGAAGATAGACAATTATATAAGTTTAAACATAATCCTTTTTATTTAGAGGAATATGAAAGAAAAGAAGGTACAAATTATAAAGGAGAACCTTATAGTTTATATACAATTCCTGTTTCTGAAATGATTGCAATTTTAAAAGATGGAACAGAGCTTCCATATAATGTATATGAAAAAAGAAAAACAACAGCTGAAGTAAAAGTTAAGGAAGAAGAAATCAATCTCCCAAAATTACAAAACAGTTTATTTCCAGACTTTGAAGAAAAATTTCCTTCAAAAGAAGAGGATATAATAGTTTTAAACAATGATGAGAGTGAATCAACTTCTGATATTCTTAAAACAATAGCTAGAGAATTTCAAAAATTAGCACAAAAATTATGAGTATAGTACTTCCAACTAAAAAATTAGGAGTTGATAGAATAAATCCTAAAAGATTAATAATTTATTCAAAACCTAAAACAGGTAAAACAAGTGCTTTTGCAGGATTAGACAATAATTTAATTATTGATCTAGAATCTGGAGCAGATTATGTTGAAGCTTTAAAAATTAAAGTAGAATCTTTACAAGAACTATTAGAAGCTGGTAAAGCAATTAAAGAAGCAGGTCAACCATACAAGTATGTTACAATAGATACTGTAACTGCATTAGAAGATATGGTTATGCCTCTTGCAATTAAATTATATAAGCGGACATCAATGGGTAAAAATTATGATGAAGATAATGTCTTATCATTACCAAATGGTGCTGGTTATTTATATTTACGTCAAGCTTTCTTTCAAGTTTTAGATTTTATTGATACATTAGCACCCCATATTATTTTGTCAGGTCATATTAAAGATAAACAAGTAGATGATAAAGGTGAGATGGTATTAGCTGCAAATATTGATTTGACAGGTAAAATAAAATCTTTAATTTGTGCAAATGCAGATGCAATTGGTTATATGTATAGAAAAGGAAATAAAACAATTCTGTCATTTAAAACCAGTGAAGAAGTGACTTGTGGAGCAAGACCAGAACACTTGAGAAACCAAGAAATTGTAGTTTCTGAAATGAATGATGAAAATGAATTAACATTTCATTGGGATCAAATTTATAAATAAGAATAATAATTAAATAAAAAACAAACAAAATGGCTTTAAGCACAACAGATTTAGGAACAGGTGGGACAGGAATAGCAAAAACAATTGCTCCTGGTAATCACACTTTAAAAATTAACAGCATTACATTGGATGATTTTTCATTTATACCGGGTGCAAAACATTTAATGCTACATGTAGAAACAAAACCTATTGAAGGCTTTGAAGGATTCATGCGTGATAAAGATGATGCTAGTAAAGGCAATTATAATGGTCAAATTGGCAGAGTAAAAGCTAGCCAGTATGCTTATGCTGATGGCACAACTAAATCAGGTATTGAAATTCAAAGAGATAGAGCTATTTTGATCTTTTTACAAAACTTGTGTAAATCATTAAATCTTAATGAATGGTTTACAGATCAAGATGGCAAACATGAATCAATTGATGATTTTGTAAATGAATTTAATAAATCAGCTAAATTTCAAGATATTTATCTTGATTTTTGTATAGCTGGTAAAGAATATATGGGTAAAACAGGTTATTTAAATTATGATTTAAATTTACCAAAAGCTGAAAGAGGTGCTTATTCTTATGGAGAAACAAACAGTAGCAAAGTAATTATTTATAATGAAGCTACTCATCTAAAGAAATTTCAAGTAACCCCTGTTGCAGAATTTGGAAATGATGATGATTTTTCTGTTCCAACAAAATCAGCTTCTGATTTCTCTTTAGATTAATATTAATTAGGGGAGATGCCAGAAATGCTGTTTCCCCTAATTTTTAATTATGCATTATGATTTTTACTAAAAATTTAATATCTGATTTAAAAGATGTCCCTAAAGAATGGGTATTTCAACATTACTTAAATCTAAAAGAACAACTTACTGGACAAGATGTAAAAATACTTTCTGCATTTAACGCAAAAGATAAAGTCCCTTCCATGTGTATTTATTTTGATGCAGTTTCAAATCAATATAAGTTTAAAGATTTTTCTTCTGGTTACCAAGGTGATTTCATATCACTTGTAAAAAAATTATTTAACTTGACCATGTCTCAAGCTATTGGTAAAATAATAACAGATTATCAAAAATTTATTTTAAATAAACCTGATTATAAGTCAGAACCTGTTAAGTTTCATGATAGATTTAAAGTTGTAGATTTTGAAATGAGACATTGGAATAATCAAGATGCTATTTTTTGGAAAAGTTTTAAAATAAATTCAAAAATGCTTCAAAAATATAATGTGGCCCCTTTGTCACGGTTTATCATGGAGAAACTAGAAGAAAACAATACAGTGACTTCATTTAATTTTGAAAAAGCTTATTTATATGGTTATTTTGGCAATAATGGTGAACTTTATAAAATCTACATGCCTAAAAACTTTAATAAAAAATTTATAAAAGTTAAAAATTATATTCAAGGCTCTGATCAATTAAGCTATACATCCAAGTATTTAGTCATAACATCTTCTTTAAAGGACTTATTATGTTTTAATAGTCTTGGTATAGGAAATACTGAATCAATTGCTCCAGACAGTGAAAACACAATGATTAATGAGTCAGTTATGAAAAAATTGACTGAACAGTACACTAAAGTTATCATATTGTTTGATAATGATGAGCCTGGAGTAAAAGCTGCACAAAGATATAAAGACAAATATGGTTTTGATTTTATATCCCTTGATATGTCTAAAGACTTATCAGACTCTGTAAAAGATTATGGTGTTGAAGTTGTAAGAAATAAATTATTTACATTAATGAAAGAAACATTATGAGTTGGATATATAAAGGTAAAGCATTTGATGAGTCTTGTATTCCAGAAAGTGGTGTTGGTTTTATATATATTATGACTGCTGTTATAGAGGGTAAGTCAGTTGCGTATATTGGTAAGAAAAACTTTTTTTCTAATATTAAAAAACCTATGGGTAAAAAAGCTTTAGCTTTAACTAAAGATAAAAGATTAAAGAAATACACCCGGGAAATAAAACCTGCTTTTATGAAATATTATAGTAGTAATAAAATTCTTAAAGAAGCTCACAAAGCAGGTATTGTAATTAAAAGGGAAATTCTAATGATTTGCTATTCAGCAACAGAATTGACTTATCAGGAAGTAAAGCATCAGTTTAAATATGAGGTGCTTGAAAAAGAAGAATACTTAAACGCCAATATTCTTGGCAGATTTTACAAAACAAAATAATTATGACAGAAAATGATATGACAAGCCTTCTATTACAGTTGGCTGATTTTGGTATTACAGGAATTAAAGTTCATTATGATGGTGGTGGAGATTCAGGAGCTATAGAAACCATGGCTTACACTAAAGATATTCTTAGTTCAAATGAAGATGAAGCTTTTGAAACAGTAGCTGATCTGGATGTATGGGGATATGGTGGATATAAGTTAATAGATCTTGATTCAACTTTATATTCTGATTTTGAAGCTTTTGTAACAGGAGAACTTTTAGATGATGTTGAAGATTGGTGGAATAATGAAGGAGGTTATGGTTATGTAAGTGTACTTATTCCTTCAGGACACTATAAAATAGAAAACAATATACGTACAGTTATTTCACACGACTATTATCATTCAGGTAATCTTATTCAGGAAACTTTAAAATAATAAAATATGTCACACCCATATGAACATAGTAAAAGTAGTGCACGTAAATGGGGTGGAGAACCCTTAGAGTACATGCATATTCATGAATGGTTTGATGCTACAAAAGCTTGGATAGGTCATTCTAAACACAGAATGTTTAGACACCATAGTGAAGGTATATTTGAATGTGAGAAAGTATTTGGAACATCATTTGTAAATTCAAAGGGTAAAACTGTATACACTAGATATGTTGGAGAACAACATGTAAAAGAGGATTGTAATAATTACATTCCTACTGCTAAAGAATGGGTTGATATGATAACATCAGGTAAACCTAAAGAATGGGCAATTAAAACCTTAAAAATAGAAGACTGATGGAAGAAGAAAGAAAAGAAGAATGGTATTCTAAAATTAGAGAAGCATCTGCTATCTGGTTTGAACAAAATCCTGATTATAATGCTGCATTTAATTATTATGATTCAGGTGAAGTGTCAATTCCAAATGATCCTGAATACTATAGAGTACCTATGGCAATGTGGAAAGAGTATCATGAAGAATTATATAATGCTAAAATTGAAGACTAATGAAACTAAGTAAAGCTGAATTAAACAATCTGATTTCTATGTTTAACTCTAGTGATGCAGATAACCATACTATTGCTTTTGAAGTAATAGAGAACAGTGGTTTGAGTATAGCAGAGCTAATTGTATTATATAAGTATTCTAAAAAAGATTCTACAGTTTGGGGTAAACAAGCACCAAAATCTTATAAGATAGTTTTACCCGTTATATCTGAACAGATAGGGTCATTATCTAGTGCAAGAGTACTAGGATTATTAACTACATACAAAGCCCATAAGCTTTTGGTTGAGCTATTCATAGAAAACTTTGTCAGAGATCTAACAAGTATG